CATTGATCTGAGGAGTGTTCTCCATAACAGGCCTATAAAAATCAATTAGTACCTGTGCATCGCCTGTATGTGATCCGTCTGCTGTTCCGATGATAAGGCATTCTGGATTGACCATGTCCCATTTAACTGAGCCCATAGCAATAAGATACGGATTATATATGAATCTAGCATTGGTAATGCATGGTTCCAAATGTACTCTAACTGTTCCCGGTAACACTGTGCTGATAAGGACAACTAATTGTGTCTTGTTAACATGTTTGTTAATCTCGGTAAGTACTTGCTGAACAATGCTATAATCGAAATCTTTTGATGGTAGGCTAGCAATAGGTTTACTACCGCCATACACCGGATCATGAGGCGTAGGTACTGCAACAAAGATTAAATCTCTATGTTCTACCGCATCTTTTATTGTATCAAGTAAGGGTATTTGTGCAGCAGGGTCTTTAACTACGTCATATCCCACAACATCATAATGCTGACTCATTACTTCTGCACATGGTAGACCTAACTTACCACATCCTATCATTGCAACTTTCATAGTTTTCCCTTAATGCATTCCATAATCTGGAATTCCGGTCTTCTAGATTTTAATAATTTACTGTTATGTTCTAGTATGTCAAAACTTTGTTTAACTATATCTGCCAAATCTGCTGTGGACATAGTTGATAGATGTTCAACAACATTACATATCTTTTCCATCCGCTGAACTGGATCGAATGTCTCATCATAACTTTCGTCCCATAAATGACTAAAAGTCTTATATCCTGATTCTCGCAAACGCCGTAAGGTTAATGGTTGTCCTATTACAATGAATGGCATTTTTAGTGAGATAGGTTTAAACGTTTTTTCCGTTAAAAATATATTGTTAATATCACCCTGGAATAGTGTTTCAGTGACTATAAAAATTAAATTATTATATGAAAAATCGTTCCTGTTTGTATCCCAATGGTTCATTTTAAAATTAGTAGAATCAATTACCCACGGCAGCGTTGTTAACATTTGTTTAAACATCGGTTCATCTTTTATTTGATCTATGAACAGATTGTTATTATAACTTACAATATCTTCTACATTATTAACTTTGTCAAGACTAGCACGAAAATGATTTATTAAGTTTTTTTCGTATATTTTGTACATAAAATAATATCGAGTCTCTCTAGGAATTCTATTAAGACACAAAAACTTCCTAAGTAAAGCAAGATTATTAAACTTATTAGATATATCGATATTCATATCCTCAGTAGCAAGCCTAACAGCCGTTTCAAAGAATTGCCAAAATATTAATGGTACTTTTGAATCTGCTGTATTGTTAATATGATTACCAGTTAGTAAAATAATATTACTAATCTCGATTCTCGCGTCACATAAATTTTTAAAAAGTGTTTCGTGGAAATCCGGAGTATATAACGCACTTTCGTGAGAATCATTTAAAATTAAAATACATTGTCCTGCATTAACTGCATCAATGATACCGATAGGAATATGTTTAAAGAAATTAAAACTAGGGTCGTTTAATATTGTATTGCGCAGATATCTAAATGTTAAAACGTAAACAAACTTCTCGGTTCCTTTTAATGCATCTTTAACTGTAAGCGTATTTGTTTGATATCCGTTCTTTTCAAATACTGTCTGTAATGGTGCATGATAATCGTAATAACATTCTTCAAATAATCCATTAATGGGATAAAACTTATTGTCGTAGGTATTAACGTGCCAATGCCACGTAAGTTGATTTCCAACGGTGCCGTCGTATGCAAAGTTAATTGGTTTCATTCAATAATATCCAATATTCAAGAAATGTTTCTTCAAACGACTGGCTTCTATAGTCATCGTGCAGGAGAGTTGTCTTTATAAACTCATTATAATCCTCATCCGATTTTTCAGTGCTCGTCATAAAGTTTATAACCGCATCTATCCCAAATAGTTTGTCAATATATTGCCTGTGTTCATCTGGAATAATATCTATTTTACTTTTGATAATATTCTTAATATCCAACGGAAGATTTTTAATAGACATTTTGTCGGGAAAATGTAACAGATTAAATCTTAAAGGCAACTTAAGATTTTCTGCATTAAACTTGATTAGCTCGTCAATGTAAAATATATTGTAAAGGCTAACAGTAACATATATATTCATCTTAACATTGTTTCCGCAATTAGTCTTATATTTTAATATATTTTCTAATACTTGATCCCATTTTGCAGGATACCGCTGATACTCAAATCTAGGGCCAATGTCATCGACACTAATATTGAATTCTACAAGGCCGACTTTCTTCCAAGTATCTACTACACTTTGATCATATATAGTTCCGTTGGAATTATATAATAGATCAAACTTATACCGTTCAACAAGCGGGTATTCTCTCAATATATTCATAATTTTTTCATGTTCGGGCTGCATTAAGGGTTCGCCGCCATAAAACTCAATTATGTGTAGATCTGGGATCAGTTCTTTAAATATTTCAAAATTAATTTCATTATCAATAAATTTTCTATCTGCATACTTTGCAAATATCTTTATAGTGTGCTCATGAAATTCGCCCGTCTCCTGAGATTCTTCAAGCCATTTAGAACTGCAATAAGGTCCGCAGATTCTACATTTTAGATTGCATAAACTGCTAAATTTAAAATCAATAGTAACAATTTTAGGATCATCAAATCTTCCTATATATTTTGATTTATGAGTGTTGTGCCATTTTGCAATGTTATCTCTGTGTTGTCGTAATGAAGTAATTCCCACTGCTTCTTCGTCCCAACATATTTGGCACGCTGTGGGCTCAATATTGTTATTAAATTGTTTCCTGATATCTTCCATTGCTGGCTGAAAGAATAATTCCTTTATGTTTTTATCATAGAGTGTTTGCTTTTCTATATCCTCATCTGTTTTATTGATGTTATACTTACAGCAAGGTGTTGCGGTTCCATTAGGATTAACAACAAGATTGGTAAAAGGAAAAAGACATTTTCTAGACATTATAATCCTTTACACATTTCATAAAAGTCTGCATACTCGGGAAAAGTATTAAGGAGATTGAGATTTCGATGTTGATCAAATGTATTATACCATTCATAGAACTTCTTCCTGTCTGCCGTGTAATCACCTGTATTGTTTTTCATACTTTCTGTCAAGCTCTTTAAAAATATCATGTATTGATCATATCGTCCAAAGAAGTCAGTAACGTTTGGCATCCTCGATACATGTTGCTCCATGTATTCAATAGTATCACTTAGATACTTGGAAAACTCTGGAGGTAATATCATTGGATTTTGCCACGAGGGGAAATTAATAATGTTCTGCTTTAGTCCTATTGGCCTGCTGTATTGATCTGACAAGTTAGTTGCATATTCAATAAAATCTTTTGTTGTAGCAATACTCAATGCACTAACTGACATTAAGAATCCAACTTGGAATTTAGTGGTAGTAATTGATAATAATTTATTTACATTTGAATTAAATCGATTCCATGTAATACCGTTTCGAATATACTCCGCTCTATCATTTAATGATTCCATACTAATTAATATTTCTAGATCAAATGCTTCAATAATCTTTGGAAGTCTTTCAATGAACCTATTAAAATAATTTGCTGGAGTGTTGAGGTTTGTCACAATACACAGAGTTGGTCTTAACTTCTTGATAGGCATAATTCTAGTAATACGATTTGCCATACGTTCCACATATTCATAAAATTCAGGAATGATAAGTGGTTCTCCCCCAATCATATTAACACGATGTATATGCCAGCAGCCTACCTTGTCAAACCATTCCCAATACTTTTCTTCAAAACTAGATGAAGATTTAGGAAACTCTCTATCATACTGTTCTTGAGTGAGTTCTCCTAACTTGATCAGTTCAGTTGCCCACTGTGTTGAATAATGATGATTACAATACATACATTTTAAATCACATGTATTTCCTAAACTAATTTCCATCATATAAGGAGTTTTAGCTTTTAGAAAAGGATGGTCTAGTGAATTAATTTTCCCCAATTCTGTTCTAACATTCTCTTCTGTATATTCCATATCTCGAGGAATAACTTGTTCTCTTTTTAAAAAATTCCAAAAGTTCTCAGGCTCTCTCGGACTTTTCATGCCTCTATCTTCAAGATTCCAGCAACTCTGACAATCAGAATGTCGCACTCCCTGGATTAGGTCTAATCTGCTTCTAACAAGATGATCGTTATTGAGAAATGCATTAATACCTTTCTCTTCTAGAAGTGATTCGGGGATAGGCACTGACGGGGTACGACAGCAACTTCTAAATTCGCCTCGGTCAATTTGAAATATAGGATAGTTCCATTTAAACTCGCACATGGTATCCATTGGATTACCTCTAGTCGGAGCTTCGGGAATTATTGGTATTGTTTTCATATAGTATTCTTTAGTTTGTAATAAATGTCCAGTAACTGGTTATAATTCGTAATAAGTGATTCATAAGGCAGTTCATGTACCGGGTATATCTGTGTAGGAAGTACAGTAATTTTAAGTTGTTGAATATCTTGTTCTAAACTGTCATAGTCTACTTCAACAGCGTCGACTACCTCATTAATTATCCTTCTACTAATATCGTCTTGAACTGCCATTAGCAATATTCTTGTAAAGTTTATTGGGCATACATAAAATGGCTCAATACTAGTTTTCTCTTTCTTACCTTGAAAGGTAGTATGATATTGAGTATTATTTACATTAAACAAGTGTATGATAGAGGTATGCTCCATTACAGCCCAACTTAGTGCTCTTGAAAATACATTTCTATGTAAAGAAAGAAATTTAAAATTATAAGATTTTAGTTTTTTAGCAACATCTATATAATCTATAAAATTAAAAAAATAATTTTGTGGAAATAGTCGCATAGTTAATGATTGATAATGATTACTGTGTAGTATCATCGATAATCTACCATCAAATGTTTCTTGATCTGTTGTCCATTGTCTTTTTCCATACACAATATTGTTATCAGCAGATAATGTAAACTGTTCATTTTTAGCAACTACTGGTTGAAGAAATTCGCCTAGGCGAGTTGGATGTATATTGATAGACTTTAAATGCTCTATCAATATAAATTCTAACCAAGTACTACCACTTCGAGGCCCAGCAACAATACAATATTTCATTTTTCTTTAGTACACATAATATCAAAATTGCAATGGCACATTGTACTACCGCATACCACGGGCCCAATCGATAAGTTTAATTCAGGGTCTGTAATACGCCCAATCATGCCGCCTTCTTTGCACCAACCTCTATGAACACTACCGTCTTTATCAACAATTAATTGTTCAACTCCTGCGTAACATTTCCAACCAGACCAGTCATTTGTTTTGTCACTGACAAAACGCTGTGCGCTCGATACTTGTTTGTTGCCGTCTGGAAAGAGTTTAACCATTGCGCCTCGATAGTAATCAAACGTTTTCGTGTATTTGATATGTTTGACAATTAACTCGTGTTGTTTATCAAATATCTTCTTTTGAAATTCGTTATAGTCGTATAAAGTGTCACCAAAGTCATGTATCAGTGGTTGCAATGCCATTGATATATTACCTAAGTTCTTAACCTTATTCGCCACGGCATAGCAAAAGTCAAACTTCTCGGGGCTCATCATAATGTTGACATGAGTGCGTACATCGTTGTTTAAAATTTTAACAACTTCAATAAAATGCTTTTCATCAGCCTCTTCTGGATGAAAACTTAGACATACATGATCAAAGTATTGTTTATTTTCTTCCCAGTAACGCAATGTACGACTGCCGTTACTAATCAATCCAACTTTAACACCGTGTTCTGTACAAAACTGACACAGTTCAACAAAGTGTTTGTATAGTGTAACTTCACCGCCTGTAAATTCAAAGTATATCTTCTTACTAGGATGTGCCTGCTTGATCTTCATAATGAAGTTCTTTATAACATCTAAGTCAGGCCAGGGGATAGATGCATCGTGAAGATCTATCGGGCAGTAGCTACAACTAAAGTTGCAGGTATTGCCAAGGCACCAGTTGACTACAAACCAGTCTGCGTGGTCTGGATTTGAGTGTTCTAATCTTGTGTATACTGTAGGATCAACTACAATCTCTTCTTGTTTGACAATCTTAATAGGTTTATAATTAAAGACTGAAGGCTTCTCATTTTTAAACATTGTGTATAACCATTCTCCATTATTTATTTGTCGCAATTGCGGTGTATCATAGTTCCTATCAAAGAAAGCAACAGCGGCGTTAGCTCCGGCAATTGCATAATTGCCAAATGGTTTATCTAACCCTACCGTCTTCCATGTATCTAGCCTATGTATAGCATCTGTATCATTAGTATCTCGTTTAATTGTCTCGCATAGTTTAACTACTTCTCTGAATGCACTGCGCCAGGTAGAATATTCATCTGTATTGAATGCAGTAATATTACTAACTGTTTCGATTACTTTTAATTTAGATGTTATTGTTGTAGATAGGTCCAATGTATTCCATTTTCTGGCTCTGGTTAAAGATTTTCGTGGAAATAATTTAACTCCTCCGTATCCGTATGTTAGATCATTTAGAGGATTCTTACTATGCCAGACATATGTACAGTCTCTATCAAATATTCCAGGCTGGAAATTAAACTGCCAATCATCTACGAGATATGCATCACCGTCCACTACAAAAAACATATCTGTTATTGCTAATTTGGCGGCGGCCTTGTGTGCTTCAAATATACCCTCAACTCCGTTTACTCGTTTAGCGTGTGGGGCTTTTTCTAATACACGAGCCCAGTTCTCTTCTGCATTAGGTTCATTGTAACTAATAAAGATCACATCCATAGTTGCAGCAATTAGAGGAGTAACTGTTCCCATTTCTTTAACACCTACAATCTCTGCACTGGGAGTAATTTTCAAAGCCCAAACCTTCTCCCCGTTTATTTCTTTATCTAGATACCATATATGTTCATAGGCTAGATCGTGCCAAGGAATGTCGTAATCTAAATCAAAACGCATTTCTGGTAGGCTAGGATTTTGTTCAATTTTAAACTCAGGACTTACAGTACCCATCCACTCCCATTTGCTACTTTTCTTATGTTTAGGTTCAAATTTAATCATCCATGTAGCTGGTGCTGGACTATAATTAGGGTCTAATTCAATTACTGATACATTGTCTAACGACCAAAATGCAGGATAGCATTCATCAATGTTGACCTGCATTTTAGGTATATCTGGATTCCATGTAACTGTTAGATCGGGCATTACATATCCCATATCTTTTTCGCCTTTAGTCTTAACATTAGTTGCTTCACAACTGAATGCCCATACTTTATCTTCTAAGGGATTTACTCTAGGATCAATATACCAAACTAGTTTATACTCCAAATCACTCCACTCATGTGTATGATTTTCTATAGGATTTATATCAAACGTAATAGAATGACTGATTGCAGGATTTCTTTTCCATACATAATTGTTTAGCACTTCTATTTCGTAAGTTTCATATCCATGATAAGGATGCCATCCGTTTTTGAATAATTTAGCAGTCCATTCGCCTTTATATGTCCAGACTATACATTTTCTAGTTTTAGGAACATAATTTACAAAGTTCAAGATACTTGGATGTCTTATGTAAGGATTTATCACTAAAAATTCAGTGTCGCGTTCACCTAAGTTGTACAATTGTTGGTCATAATAAAGCTCATCTCCCTCCCAGGGGATTTCTTTAACTAAGTCTGTATTGATTTTGGGGTATTGATCTAGAAGCATTACTACTAATTATCTTAGTAGAGAATGCTTCCGAATCTTTTAGAAACTCTTAGGCAGCGACACAATGCTGGTCAGTACTGTACCCGAATTGTCAAATCCTATAAATTTACGTGTCACTGTTCCATCAAGTATAGCGCCGGAGTCTAACTGGTAATACCTAGGCGGAGTATCAACATTCGAATAATAATGGAATGCTCTAGTTAGATTTTTTAGTGTTGTATCAAAATCACTGTTAAGATCCGATATGTCCCTCAACTGATTTAATGAAACATTAACGTTTCCGTTGCCGTCGTCATTGACAATGAACATAGATCCTACAGAAGATTCTAAACCAAAAGATGTTTCGTAGTCCAATCCTGGTGTACTCTTTACCTTATACAGTGGCAGGCCGTCACTATTTGTGGCGCTACTGAGATGCTGTACAGGTCCAGTAGACGATAACGGGAATCTATATACAGTGGCCCATCCACTATACGGATAGTCTGTAGCTGTGGCAAGATAGCCCAATGTGCTGGTTGCTGTAAAGACTTGACCACCAGCACCATATAAATCTGTGCCATCTCCACCTGTACCTACACCTATGGTAAGAACTTTAACTTGATCAATCTTGTCGTAACTCATTCCTATAACACTGTTATACGGTGCAGCAGGACTTACCCAATAACCCAAGGATTCAAATCTCGAAAGGTCAATAGCTACATTAACTATGTTAGTGACTGTGACTACAGAGTTAATTCCAACACCGCCTTCAGATGCAATAGTTACATTGTTAGTATAGGTTCCGGGTGTGTTGTTTAGCTCTAGCACACGCAATCTTACAGTAAAGGTATTGTTGGCTTTATCAACGATGCTCCATCCTGGGTTGTTGTTTCCAAACGATGTAGTAAAATCTAATAGTACATCTGGCTGATCAATTAGATCATATACGGGCATAATTTCAAAACTTTGACGTACTTGTTCTCCTAGCTGTGTTGCCGTGGTAGTTGCAGTGATGGGACTTACACGCATACTAAAGGTACGTTCTACATTTTGAAATGTAGGTATCTTATAGTTTACAGCATCAAAATCAGAAACAATATTTAAGAAATTAGAATATTGACCTACTTCAGTTCCATAATAAGAGATAATAAAGTTTTGACTGCCGCCCGGAGGGATAACAAAGGAACTGGTAGTATGAAATATTGGAAAGACTCCGTTAGGAAAAGATCGTTTAATACCATTACCATCAGTGTCCCCCACTGTCAAAGGAGTATTTCCGTCATTATGTAGGGTAAGAGTCTGTCGTGTAGCAGTACTGTACCATTTTAACAAATCTGCCCAGTTAGTTGGATTTTGCAAAACAAGATCTGTGGTACTGGTCGAAGCTGGTGGAAATACAAAGGTAGGAACGGGATTAGGTGTTACTCGTAATATCTTTGTTTGAGTAACAGCCGTAGGTGCCCTCTTAACTGGTTCCCATAGATATTTCAGTGTCTCTAATGTTGGAACTGGGCCTTTAACAGCGCCACCAGATATTCTAAATCCGAGTGAACTGGTAATTCTTAGATTAGTATCAAAATTATTTGCCATGACTTATTTGTTTTTCCTATATAAGGATATCCACGATTTTCTTGCATATCTTTTACTTACAACAGCACCAGTTACAGTCATTGCCGCTAACCAAACAACACTATTTGGTATAGATAATTTATTAAATCTGTTACCGCGTAACATATTTGTAGCATTAGTAAATGACCATTCTACATATTTAGATGTCCACCTTGTTCCGTTTTTAAACAATAAAGGAAGAATGATTTTTGATCCAATAACCTGATAACCGCGTCGAAATGTTTCACCTAACATTGTATCATGTAAAGCATTTTCGCACCACTTTACTAATTCCATTTTTTCAGATAAAGACCAAGTGCCAGCGGTAGTCAACGCTGTTGCTACTACGCAAGCACCGGCGCTGCCGCTGCCGCTGCCGCTGGCCGAGCAACTACTACTGTTGCTGTCAGCACAAGAAACACCACCGTCGCCAGCGCCGTCACCTGTAGGTGTGTAAGGAACTTCTGGGTCTGGCTGCGATGTTCCAGAAATACGCACTGTTGTGGTCTCTGATGTAGTAGTTGAACTAGCGTCCGGGTACTGACCAGACACTGTTAAAACACTGAGATAGTCACCTGTGACCAGTGTGGCCGAAGTATGGAATGTGGTAAATTCAGAACTGTATGTACGTGGGGGCAACACCAACGGACTAGCCAGGGTAATGGGCGTTGTGGTAATGTCACTGCCCTCTCCAAATACTGTGAGATTCGCGTGTTGCAGTATCTTAGTGTTGTCAATTGTAAAAGAGAATGTGGTAACAGTGATGGTGTTTGCACTGTTGTTGTATAGTTTAAAGTTTCCCGCTGCCATATATGTTGTTCTCTTTTATAGTACGATGTTCTCAAAATGGGTCTTGGGCGTGATGATAAAGCCAGGAGCCGTGGTATCTGTATAGGTTATGGTAAATTCCACACCCTTGCCGGTGTTAACGTCCTTTTGTGCTACCATGCTGATCTGCAGGGTACCACTGGTCCAGTAGGTACTGGTAGTGGGCCAGGCTGTGTCGCGCCACTGTGTTCTGGTATATTTCCAGTTCTGGGTATCCTGTATATAGAGTATAAATGCAGCCCACTCCTGATCTAGATCGTTGACCCCCGTGGTGTCATCGTAGAAACTGCTCCAAACAAACTCACCCCCAGTGTTAAAGAAATAGTGACCTAGCAGGCTAGTAGTCCAACTGGCCGTGACCACATGGCTGATTTCCCCAACCCATGATGTAGTTGTACTGGTACTAACACCCCCTCTATAAGGGCTTGTGGTCACAGCGCCTGTGCGATCTATAGTATTACCACCATCTGAGAAGTACTGGCTAGGATGGCAAGTGTACCGACGCACATCGTCCAAGAGCCAAAGAGCTCTGTAGTGTAGATCATTATGTGTGGCTGTGGAGACCAGGGTAGTGCCTGTTGTGGGGCCCACTGTTGATGTAGTGACGTTTAGTACGTGAAGATGTATTTGATTAATGTCAGCAATCAAGTTATGCCAACCCTGGGCTGTGACCCTGTTGCGATTGGTCACGGGCACACTGTTCAGCCAGGTCAACCCATAGCCATCTATGCCCGTGCCCAGAATTTCTTCCACATTGTTGTAGATGGTGTTGTAGTCGTCGATCTGGATTAGAGTCAATGGACTGGAATATAGTGGATAGGTCATAATGATGTTACAATAGTGTGATATTTATCCTTGATCTCGACATTGACAAATCAGCTTAGATTAAATACTAACATTATGAAACGATACAAACATTCAGGTACCATGGGCGACATCATATATGCTCTGCCCATAATGCGTCACTTTGGCGGTGGAGAATTTTATCTACACCTCAATCAAGTTGACTGGATAGGTCAACACTACTACGGTAGCCCCCCAAACCCATTCCATCAGGGTCGCATGACCCCAAAAGATCTAGACTTCATGCAGAGCTTTTTCCTGGCCCAGGACTACATCACACGCTGTGATGCACTGGATCCCAAAGAGGAAATCACGCACAATTTGGATCTATTCAGACCCTTGTTCGTGGGTCACCCGGGCAACTATGTGGACTGCTACGCAGAAGCATTCAAGATCCGAGAGCCGGGTCTGCGCACAATTTTACGCAATCAACCCTGGCTCACCGTGCCCAAGCCCACGCCCATTGCGGAAATAGTGGTCAACAGGTCCGCTCGTTGGAACAGTCCCGACAGTCTAACAGGTTGGACAGCCATTCGTGATCAAGCAGAAGATCGAGCTGTGTTTGTGGGTCTACCCGAAGAGCACCAAGAGTTCTGTAAATTTGCCAACTGGGCCATACCCTATCATCCCACAGAGACCCTACTGGAGTTGGCTGAAGTCATTGCGGGTGCGGAACAATTCGTGGGCAATCAAAGCCTAGGTTTGAGTCTGGCCATAGGACTGGGAGCGGACTGGGCCTGTGAACTACGCAGAGATCTACCACAGGAACGCAATGAATGCTGGTTCCCGGATCATCCCCGCGGCGAATACTTTTAATCAACAATATGACAGCAAAATCTCCACGTAGACCCAAACTGGGCATAGTACAATCAAGAGGTCTAGGCGACATAGTGATAGCTCTGCCCATAGCTAAATTTTACCACGATCAAGGCTGGGACTGCCTGTGGCCCATATGCAGTGAATTCATCTCGCACTTTGAACACACAGTCCCCTGGATCAAATGGATTCCAGTACAAACAGACCCGGGCAGTTTCTTCTACGACCAACCCATGAAGGCCCTGAAGAACTTTCATTGTGACGAGATCATCCCCCTGTATCAAGCACTGACGGGCCATAAATTCCACGAAGAACTGTACTTTCAACAGACCAAGTTTGATCAATACAAGTACATCAAAGCGGGCGTACCATTCTTAAACAAGTGGAAACTTAGCGAGTGTATTCAACGTGATGCACAAAGAGAACAACGTCTATATGACAAGATCATTACCAATGAAAAATACGCAGTAGTACATCTAGAAGGCAGCGATCACACAGCCAACTTCGATCCCAGTATAATACCCAGCGACTGGCAAACAGTGTATATCAAAGCGGAAACTGACAGTATCTTCGACTGGCTAAAGATCATAGAAGGCGCAGAAAGTCTAGTAATGGTTGACAGCGTATATAGTAATCTAGTGGATCAATTACAGATCACCACGGACAAATACTTTATACCAAGAAGTCATGTGGGACTAACACCTGTACACGGTATGGACTGGACATGGATTAAGTTCTAAACTAAACATATACGTATATACACATATACAAGTAAAAACCCCGCTGTAGCTATAATAGGCTCTGCGGGTTTCTTATGAGTGCATACATGCAAATACCCCGCTGTAACACTATAAGAGATTAGTGTAGTAGCGTGATACTGTATATGCAAATACCCCGCTGTAATGGTCTGGGGGCACGGTGGGGGAACCTAAGAGAATTGTGGGAGAACGGTGAAAACCATTTTACGATAACCTCTCTTCACCATGGCCCCACCACAGCCCGCACCCTAGAAATCACGGTGAATCCACAGCCAAACCACAGCATCTTATGCTGGAAAAGTGGCATTTTCGCCACAGAAATGCTGGAAATACACCGGTTATTAGCAGGGTTTTTCAGCCCCACAGTTGCCCAAACTAGCTAATGATGTTATACTATACGCATACAGTAGAGAAAACCGTAACTGTATAGGTAGTGTATGAGCTTAACCACAGTCGCTTACCGGATGGGAGTGGGGACCAAGTACATGAGCAGAAGTCCTAGACCTGTGTACTATACAGTGAAAGACCGGCCGGAATGTGGTAAGCGGCAAAGTCTAGCTCATTGAGCAGGAACAAGGTCTGCGGGCCCGTATAATGACACTTGCGTATATACGGGATATATAATGACTATACTGGTATATTGGAGTATTATCTCACTATATACAGTATAGTCTATTATGTAGATAATCAATAACTGATTATCTGGATTATCTTTTAAACAAACTCAATATTATCTGTACGCATAGTTTGTTTTGCAGTAGAGATAATACGCAGTTTATCTTTTTGTATAGTTTCCCAAACAAAATCTCCGCTAACAAAGTCGCATTTAGCACGAGTGGGAAACTTATATGCACCTTTATCTGTTTTTTCTGTAACATTAAAAGCGCAGATAATAGTATATACTTCTTTTTCTTTATTATATACAATTTTAGCTTTTGCAGTGTTTGCAGTGTATACTTTTGACATGTGCTTCCTTTGTTGTTTAAGTATGTATTATAGCATCTTTTGGAGTGCCTGTCTTGTTGTATTTTGAACACAGAGATCGTGTAGGGTCTTTGGTTGACTGATTGGTAAAACCTTGCTATAATACACACATGACGACACAAACAGTAACCCGTAAGAAGCGTGTAGACCGCAATCATATCATCTATGAGCTGGTCGTGAATGGCAAGAACTACATTGGCGTCACAGCTAAGACTGAAAGCACTGTAAACAAGAGTGTTTTGAGTCGTGCCGCAAAACACTTTTATCGTGCCAAGACTGAGACTAAGAACTGGCTCTTGTGCGCTGAATTGCGTACACTTGCTGACAAGAGCGAGATCGAGGTCTATGTACACGAGGTCATTCGTGGCAAGGCGGCTGCTCACAAGAGGGAAGTTGAGATCCGTCGTATGGTAAAGCCCGCATTGAACACAGATGTTCGTGGGGATTGACAAACTGGTAAAACCATGTTATAATAGACACACACTAAGGAGCAATGATGAAACAAGACTACACCATGTACATTTATAAAGCAGACAAGCGCACCAAGAGTGGCGAGCGTCTGGTCTCTACTACAGTGTGGGCAGATCGTACTGCGGAAGCTATGCGACATGAGTGCAACGGACTCTACTGGCTGTACCCTGCAAGCAAGGGCTTCCGCTTTGAGTACTTCCCTACAATGAAGACTGTCAAGAACCTAATGACGGGCGTAGATGTGCAGATCCCAACGGACACTCCCCGCTCATGCGATCCTTCAAGCGAACTCTACTGGAGCATGTGATGAAGAACGAGATTGAACGACTGAACTTCGTGATCTGGGCAAGGACTCGATTCCCGGGCTTTACTACAAACGCCCAGCAATACGCCAAGGCCAATCGGGCATGGCGGTCTGTGGCTCGTAAAAACCCGATGGTTGACAAGGTTATTGGTTTTACCGTATAATATACACTTACACACTAAGGAGCATTGAATGTCTATTCAAACAGTTAACGCAGAGATCCTCGCAGGCAACTTCACTAACGAGCAACTGTCCAGCATCATCGACGCTGTGAAGTTTGCCCGAGCACGCCTTACAGAGACCAACAAGCGATCGCTTCGCCTGGGTGCCACAGTCAAGTTCACTAGTACAAAGAGCGGTGTGACCCTCATTGGCACAGTTGACAAGATCGCTATCAAGTTCGTCACTGTGCGTACTCCGCAGGGCTTGTGGAGGGTGCCTGCTAACATGCTGGAAACGGCTTGACCCTACAGAGTGCAGGGTTATTGACAGCCCTGCACTTTGGTGTTATAATACATACTTGTTCAACAGGAGAAGCAAATGACAGTGGTATACAAAGCAGGTGAGCAGACTTTCAAAGCCGTTGAAGTGCTGTGGGCTAAACGGGAACTGGTCAACGCTATCGTAGAGCAGGCCTTGATCAGCCAGACAGAAGCGTTCATTGAGATGATCATGGACGGCGAGAGCGGCAGCGACATTACACGGGCAAGCGTCAATGAGACGCTGAAAGGCGTAAAAGACAGTGCCACTGACTTCATTGGCGACATGATGGGCGATCTTGAAAGCATGATTCGCGAGCGTCTCAAGGCAGTTAACTACGGCGCGGCAGTGACGGGCTTGAAGTTCGATCTCGCTGGCGACGTTACAGATATTGAGGTCGATGTGTCTGTGGGCGTTGAATAACCCTTCGGTTGACAGGGTTGGTAAAACCTGTTATAATACATACATCGCAACAAGGAGCTAATATGTTTAATTCGTACGCAAAGATTCGCCCTGCAACTACAAAGATGCTTGAGATGATGGACGAGGGCCTGCTTGACCCACGTGCTGTGGCAGACATGTGCCTCAGCTGGCTCAGCGAGAGTTCCGTGCATGAGATGATGCTGGCTAACGACCTTGTAGAGGACGAGGAAGAAGAGCCCGAAGAGGAAGAAGAATGGACTCCGGACAATGCAGACTTCTGCGATCCCGGCTCACGTCACCACTATTGAAAGGCAACTATGCGATACTACGATGAACTGGCAACTTACGAGCGCGATGGCTTTACTGTTATCGTAGACAAGAGCTACGAAGACCTGAACCCACGTGATTGCTTTGACTTTGATAGTGAAGAAGAAGTTAGCAAGATGTGTAAAGACATCGACAATGGCAACTTGGACTGGTTCATGTTGCGTGTACGTGTAATGGTAGAGGGGCTTGAGATGGGTTCGCACTACCTGGGAGGGTGCCTGTACAAGGACGCTCGCGAAGTACTGACAGACGGCACCGCAGAGGACTGCATCGGCGAAGCACTGCATGAGGCCAAACGCGAAGTCTACAAGTACAAACAAAAATTCGCTGAGTTGAGCGACATGGTTGATCGTGAAGGTGTTAATGTTTAATAAGAATGAAGTACTGCAATGGGTAGGTGCCGTGGCGATCATTGCCGGGCACGTACTCAACGCAATAGGTCCCAGTGTCTATCCTTATAACATTATCGCATTCGCTGTGGGCACTGTAGCGTTCTTGGCATGGGCTATCCGTGTGGCAAATAAGCCACAGGCTGTAGTCAACGTTGTATCATTAGCCATAGGCATTGTAGGGTTATACAAAGCATTTGGTTGACAAGTTGGTAAAACCTTGCTATAATAAGGCATAGTAAGAAATAAACAGGGTTACCTAGTCCGTTAGGGCCCACAGCAAGCGAAGAGTTCCGACGGGGACAGGTTGCTGTGGGGCATGAAGGCAGTTGTAAACGAAAGTTTACACGAGTTGCTGACGGGGAACTAGGGCGTAATGTTTGGCACACCGAACGTTAGAGACGGACTAACGGGTAGTTGACAATCCCCTGTTTTCTTGCTATAATACACACTTACACACTAAGGAGCAAAGATGAAAGCACTAGAGAAGTTTATCGAGCAGAAGAATCACTGGAACAGTTTCTTCAAAGGCGAGCAATACGAGATCCAGAGCGCCAAGGGTCGCCAGCGTATCGCAGACATGATCGATGCCGCATTGAGTCCGGAGAACTTGACCTGTGATGGCGAACTGAGCCGCACAGAAGTCAATCGTCGCTACAAGGAACTGATGACTGCGGCAAAGCAGTTGAAGGCATTGGACCCTAAAGTTAAGTTCTACGAATACGAAATGGAGATCTAAGATGCCTAATTGGTGTGCTAACGGTATTACCCTGCGTCACGAAGACCCTGCAATGATCCAACGAGCCGCTAAGGCTTTCCAGGAAGGTAAGTTCCTGCAGGAGTTCATCCCTTGCCCTGCCGAACTGTTAGAGACTGTGGCTCAGATGGGCACTAATGATGCTGAAAAGGCCAACCGCGACAAGTACGGATACAGTTCTTGGTATGACTTCAATGTGGCCAACTGGGGCACCAAGTGGGATGTAGAGTCTAGCAATGTAGAGATCGAGGATGCTAACACTGTCACAGCGGGCTTTGACTCAGCGTGGGCACCACCCATCCGTGCATATGAGCAGTTGATGGACTTGGGCTTTGATCTAGTGGCCTTCTACTACGAGCCTGGCATGCAGTTCGTAGGCAAGTGGGACAACGGTAGTGACTACTGTGTTGAGTACGGTGGGCAGACCTCTGAGACTGTGCGTGACATGATCGGTGAGGAGCTGGACGATTACTTTGCTATCAGTGAGAACATGGCTGAGTGGGAAGCAGAGAACGCTGAAGAGGATCAAGAATAACCCTACAGCCCTTAGGGGCTTTGGTTGCTCGTTTTACAAAACAGTGTTATAATACACACATGTTAAAACAAACAGGAACCAAAATGTTAAAAATGTACACACTGCAACGCAATAACACTTATCTAATTGCAGGAAAATTTGTGCCGCTAGCAGTAGCACAAAAAAATAAAGCAAGCATGTACAAATATAAAACTATGCTCGCACACGCAACACAAAGCATTAAGCAAGCAGGAGACACTGTAGCAGTGTTTATTTTATAACACTACACAGCACAGGGTCTTTGGTTGACACTGTGCTGTTTTTGCGTTATAATACACTTACACTAAACAGCAAAGGAAGCAACATGCAAGCAGTTACATTTAACACAAACGGTCTGGGCTATTGGAGCCGCACTGCTAAGGCAGTAGAGATTGTTGACCTGCGTATTAATTACATTAACGACGAAAAGAGCTTCGGCGAGTTGTGCGTTTACTTTAACACAGACACGTGGGACGTAAACACAATGGGTCTCATTTATACAGACAAACAGTTTAAGCGAGAGCTTAACGAGTTTCTCGTAGCACAGGGCCTGTGTGCTGTGGAGTATAGCGAGCAGGGTATGCAAGGGGACAACTATGTGTCGCTAGACGTAGAGGGTAAGTTCCTGCAACTGTGGGAAGCTAAGTTTAACGCATTTGCACTAATGACTGAGTAAAGTGGAAGGGCATTGCTGTGCAGTTGACAGCAGTGCCTTTTTGCGTTATAATACACTTACACTAAACAGGAGCAGACATGTTGTCAAACGCAGAAAAGAGTGCTTTACTCAACAAAGCAGTAGACATGCTTAACGAAGCAGACGCACTAGTGCAACAGGCACTAGGGGACAGCGATGTAACTTGGGAAACCCATATTGCAATACAAAGTATTGCTGACGACATTTGCACCTTTATTGAGTTTGATGACATGTCGGCAAAGGAGCAGGCATGATTACAGCAGCCAACGTTCGCTACATGATCGACATCCCAGTCGAGCATATGAAAGCCATTGCCGTTGAGAACAAGATCAGCGGCTATGCTATCACAGGGGTCAAGTTCCTAGGCATGACTAACGGCAGCGAGTTCTGCTATCACATTGTCCACGAGGTCAAAGGCGGCAGTGACAGTGCCAAAATGTTCCTGCGATATGACCCTACAGCGGATAGGGTTTCTGCAACAATGGGTTGACAAGTTGGCAAAACCTTGTTATAATACATACATCGCAACACACTAAAGGAAACAGAATGTCAAGCTACCCAAACATGAGTTACTGTATGAATGAGAACACCCTGCTGGCCATGCGTCAGATCGTTACTGCAATGAACGAGGAAGGCCCGCAGTTCCTGCGTGAGCTGAGCCGCACTGAGCGCCGTGCGTTTGAAGAGCTGTTTAGCACTTGCGAAGACTTCATGTCGCTGAGCGAGGAGCTGCAAGAGGAGTACGAGCAGGAACAGCGTGACGGACAGCCCGACGAAGCGCAAGAGTGGGAAAGCTTTGACCCTGATTGCTGAAATGTCAACCCCTGCCATTAGACCCTGCAACACGCCTGGGTACTTCGCAGGGGTTGACAGTTTGGTAAAACCTTGCTATAATTAACACTTACACAAACACACTGGAGCACACAATGGGTACACGAAGCACTATCGCACTTGAGTTTGCAGATGGCACAGTACAGCAAGTCTACTGTCACTGGGACGGCTACCTGGCACACAACGGCCAGCTCTTGCTCAAGCACTACAGCGATCCGTTCAAACTGCGTGACTTGATTGACTTGGGCGGTTTCTCAAGCCTGTGCGACTCTGTTGAGGAAACTAAACAGGGTGCCTACACACAACGCGGTGAAGAGTTGTCGATTGAGAAATACAAAGACATTGAGGACTATTACAAAAATGTCAGCGGCGAGGAGTACGACTACATCCTCAGCATGAACTGGAAAGGCAAGGCTCAGTGGTATGTTCGTCACTACGGCACACAAGAGAATTGGATTCCGTTAGAACTGGCATTTGAACAAGAGAAGCAAGAGGAGGAAATGGAATGAGCAAGATCGCTGAACTGGCATACGACATTGAGCAACTGTACATCGATGGCATGAGTGCCAGAATGATTGCACTGACATTGGATTGCCCCGTGGAACTTGTCTACGGTTGGATTGAAGGCAACAGTGTTGCTGATACGCCACAAGAGGAGGAAGTCTATTCGCCATATTTTGGTTGACAGTTCCTCCAAAAGAGGTTATAATTAATACATGGACAGCGCGGTGCTGTTCGTACACACAGACAAACACAAAGGAAATTTTATGTCTAAATCTTTTACCCATGCTGGCGTTTCTAAACAAGATGGCCAATTCAAAGTTCGTTTTGCCAATGACGCACTGCGTACCAAGGTGCTGATCAAGAACGGTCATACCGATATTGATATCATCGAGCTGAAACACGCTATGACCAAAGAGGACGCTGTTGCTTATCTCATGGAGATCGACTTTGCCACTACCAACGGCAAGACCAATGCTGATGTGTTGGCTGCACTGGCTGCTGAGATCGACAAGCGTAGCGAAGTGCCTGCTAAAGAGGCTAAGGTTGCCAAAGCTGCAAAGGCCAAGCCTACTATGAAGGCTATCGAAGCCAAGGTGGCTGCTAAGAAGGCAGAATCCAAACCCACTCCTACCAAAGCCCAAGTGATTGCCCAGCTGGCTGACATGGAAGACGCCCCTTACTAAGAATAACCCCTGCAGTGTGCGTAGAGGCAATGTCAATAAGTCCTCTTCGATAACATGTATAACGGGGTATTCAGAGAGAACACTATGAGTAGATTAGATTATATTGGTCGTCCTTGGACGGCATTCGATCCGGAGAACAAGCAACACCGCAAATGGTTTGCAGAGTTCCAAAGGTCCGGTACTTGGGGTCGTTGCCCTGTTCGATTCATTGTTTCGGATCAGCACGGTGATTTGATTACCCTTATCCAGCGTAAACTGATCGGACATTATGTCGATCGTGAATTTGGCAAAATTAGTGCTTGATTTACCAGTCAGTCTTCTCTATAATAGATAATAACTGCACAGCAGTATCTAACAAGGAAGACAAAATGAAAACGATTAATCCAGAAACCAAAGCCGGGAAACTATTCACAGCATTGAAAGCAGGCGAGGCATTGACTCCTGCACAGGCTGCAAAGCGTTTCGGTATCAAGAATGTCACAGCTGAAGTCAGCCGCATTCGTCAAAGCGGTTTCGCAGTGTATGCAAACAACCGCAAAGCCGGTAACGGTGTTGAAGTGACCGAGTATGTTATGGGTCAACCAAGCCGCAAGATCATTGCCGCAGGTTACAAGGCTATGGCTCTCGGCCTTGCGTAATTAGAGAGTTCGCTCCGAAGTCCTGGGGGTAGTGTCCCAGGCAACCCCCGAACCCTGCCCTGCTGTGAAGCATCGCGGGGTTCACCTATATCCCGACTGGTTGACAGGGTATTGATTTGGTGTTATAATACATACATAGACAGCAACAAACAGGAGCACACCATGTTTTACAGTCAAGAAGAGTTTGAAGCACAGATGGCAGAGTTGACTGCAAAAGGCTATGCTGACGATGTGGCCTACGACATTGTGCGACAGCGTGAAGAAGATGC